TTTTTTCAAATCTTAGAAAGACTTATGCCTCTCGGCAAAAGTGTTTGACTGGTTAGTTTTGAACTAACTAGCTAAATAGTTTCCGTAATCAAAGATTAAATCTTTTTTACTGAATTTAAGGATGTCTTGAAATTAATCAAGACAGTTCGTGATTGCTATCATTTCTAATAGCAACCGAATGATTTTAAAGAATTAACTTTCAAGGTTGTTTTACTGTTCAATTATCAAGGTTCTCTATGTACCCGTAAGCCCGATGTATCAAGGCTTGTAGGCTTTTTGTTTTGTGTCGTTCTTGCCGACAGCTATGATAGAATACCATCTAATCTTGAAACTGTCAACACCTTTTTTCAATTTTTTTCAAGTTCGTAGAATTATAAGATAAATGCAAGAAGAGTTATTACTCAATTGCATTTATTTTTAAAAGTGCGTTGGAGTTAATAACTCTGACGCACTTAATTTTTTTAAGTGAATGGCATTTCAGACAAGGAGGTGGAGACATTGGCAGTAGTGCAGCGACCTAGAAAAGCGCATAAGAGACTGAAATTTGAGGACAGAAAGCAGATTGAACAGCTTACAACTCAGGGAAAGACAGTTGAAGAAATGGCGTTTATTGTCGGCGTGCATACAGCGACGATGTATCGTGAGCTGAGGCGCGGCGGTGAACCATACAGGGCTGAGGTCGCACAGAAAAACGTTTAAGGAGGAGTCGCATGGACGAAGGACAGAATGGGAGCACTGATTCCTTGGATATCAAGACTGCAATCCAGATAGCGAAAATTCTGGCGGCAGCACCCGACGAGAGAATACCTATGATACTCGACGTATTCCAAAAAGCGTCGGTAGACATCAATGGCTTGGATGAATTGGCAGAGTGGATGGCTTTAGAGAAACAAACGGCACTCATCGACACCAATGACTTCATCAAAAGAATAACGAGCGGACTTGAAAAGACAGATGGTGAGTACAGGATTAAAGCATTGGATTTTAATGCGTTCTGTTCGGAAAACCACGTCTCAGCAAGATACGCAAGGAAGCACCTGTATGAGCATGGCTTAATAAGAACCAGCATGGACAAAGGCAAGATTAACTATACTGTGCCTATATGGGAAAAAGATCACAACGAGCGGTATGTGGTCATAAAAGACAAGGAGAACAACGAATGAAACAGCCAAAGAAGCTGACAAGAGACCAGAAAGAGTTTCTTAAGAAAAAGGGTATGAATCCGGACGATTATATGTTCGTTTCGGAGGATAACAACTTTATGAAGCTTTATGAAAAGAAGCAGCAGCTTGTAGAGATCATAGCTAAATAACAGGAGGTGCATGACGGTTTGAAACTCAACAGGAGGCAGCGACTGATAGCAAAGAGAAGGCTTAAAGACATAGCCGGGGGAGTTGGTGCATTCATCACCATATTTGCATTTACAACATGGATGATGTACGCATGGCTGTCAGAGCCGATGACGGACTGGAGCGGATACATTGAAGATAATCATATAGGAATGATTGAAGTGGGTTCCGGGGCATGGCTTACAGCTGACGAATACAGTCAGTATTTAAGAGAAAAAGAAGCGTGGAGCGAAAAAGAGGAAGCAACTCATGATGTAGTTACTCAGAGCGAGCAGCCAAAGGAGGAAAAGAAGCGGTTCGATGTCAGCGCAGGCGAATCAGAGATGCTTGCCAGAATTGCAATGGCAGAAGCCGGAACTGAAGACATTCAGGGCAAAGCTCTTGTAATGCTCGTAGTGTTAAACAGGGTGGAAAGCAACCTCTTTCCGGATACGATTGAACAGGTAATTAAATCATCGGGTCAGTTTTCAGCATACGAAAATGGATGGTTTTACTCATTGGAGCCTACGGACGAATGTTATGAAGCCTTAATCATGATTCTTAATGGTTGGGATGAAAGCATGGGAGCACTCTATTTCGAAAGAACATCTTCACAGCCGACGTGGCACAGCTCGAATTTAAAGCAGCTGTTTATTTATGGAAATCACACATTTTATACACAAGGAGACTGACAGTATGGGAAAAAGAGTTAAAGAAATTCAGGCGGGACAAATTGCAAGGGTCAAGGGGAGAGATTGGATTGTCCTTGATAATAAATGCGATGGTGGAACGCTTGTCCTTTTGAAAGATATCTTGGAAGAAAGGGCATTTTCAGATAATGATGATGATGGCTGCAATAATTGGAGTAATAGCAGCCTCAGGGAGCGATTAAACGGTACATTCTATAATGAGCTCGGTCTCGAACTTGAAGAACATACATCGGATTTAACGAGCGATGATGGAATGACAGACTATGGAACTTCTAAAGATTACGTGTTCCTTCTGACGGCAGACGACTATAGGAAATACAGGAAGTTTATTCCGGATGCATACGATTGGTGGTGGTTGATTACACCTTGGACATGCAACTCCAGCTACTCTTACACTGTTCGCATTGTCCTTACTGATGGGACACTCAGCAACTACTATGCGCACGGTGGCGGTATTGGCGTCCGCCCCGCTTGCGTATTCTCTCAGTTCGTCATCTGTGATGACGACGACTCAAACAGCACCGGCAAAGAGAATATTGTGGCTAAGTTAGACAGAGTACAGGCTTTGCTTGATGAGATTAAAAACGACTTTGCAGGAACGGAGGAATCCGACGAATGAAGATGGCAATGATTGACGGGCAAATTCTCATAAGAGAGGCAGACAGTACCCAGTTCACAGTCATCAAGTCGTGGGGAAAGATGAAGTGGAACAGAGCCACGCAGACGCTCAGCGGACCAGCTGACAGAGAGCTTCTTAACAGGCTCGCGGGGCTTGTCCGACTTCCTCAGGTTATTGAGGCGGAACGTGCAAGGCAGAATAAGGTTATGGCAGCGGTTGACAAAGAACGTATGAATCCAAATCCTGTTCCGCTTATAGAACCGCCGATTAAGGTTAAGCCATTCGCTCATCAGGTCAGAGGTTACAACATGGCGCTCATTACTTTCGGATTAGTAGAGCCGGAGGCTTTGGATGACAGATTATGAACAGATAATGGCAATCATTGAAGCGGTTGCCAAAGATAACAAGCTTCTAAGCAAAGAGGAATCTGACGCGCTGCTCGAAGCAGTGGCAATCATTTCGGATTACCAATCAGCGGTCAGAATGACAAAGAGGCTTGTGAACAGATATGAGACATCAAATGAAGCGGTGAAAGTTGATGCGGGATTATACATTTGTCCTTTATGCAGAAACAAGGTTTATCCCGGAAACAACCACTGCAGCCAGTGTGGAAATAAGCTCGCGTGGGAAAAAGGAACTTATCAGCACCACAGCTATCAGCGTGGACGCTCATATCACAAGACAGGAAAGTAGGAGCAAAGGCAAATGGAAATACATAAGGGGTTCGGATATTTATTTGAAATGGGTTGCGGAAAGACGCTTACAGCAATAGCGACCGCAGGAACAGCGTACAAGCTTGGCAAAGTAAAAAAGGTGCTCATAGTCGCGCCGACCTCTGTCTGCTCGGTGTGGCCTAAGGAATTTGAGGAATACGCCGATTTTAAGGCGAATGTTAAGGTTATGCAGGGAGATAAAGCGCACAGGCTCAAAGCTCTTTCGGATTTGGATTCGTTTCCTTTCAAGGCTTTAAAAGTTGCGGTGATAAATTACGAGAGCACGTGGCGCGAGGGGATTTTTGAGGCACTCTATGAGTGGGATGCCGACATGATAATCTGCGATGAGTCGCAGCGAATCAAAACACATGATGCGGAACAGTCAAAGGCAATGCATAAACTTGGAGACAGGGCAAGATACAAGCTTATTCTGTCAGGAACACCGGTGCAGAACAACGCCATTGATTTATTCAGCCAGTACAGATTTTTGGACCCGACGGTATTCGGTGTGAATTTTTATCAGTTCAGGAACAGATACGCCATAATGGGCGGTTTTAACCGGAGACAGATCGTCGAGTACAAAGACCTCGATGAACTTATTCAGAAAGAGCACTCCATAGCTTACAGGGTAACAAAGAAAGAAGCTCTTGACCTGCCGGAACAGACATTCCTGCAGCGTTACATTCAGCTGAGTACAAAGGAAAAGAATTTATACAGTCAGCTCAAGCGTGACAGCTTTGCAGAGCTGGAGAACGGCGGTCATATTACAGCAACTACGGTTCTTACCAAGTTGCTACGTCTTCAGCAATTCACAGGCGGTTTCCTTATGGCGGACGGCTCGGAAAAGCCCGAACTTGTAAGCAGGGGAAAGCTTGATGCGCTGGAGGATATCATCGACGATTACGTCGTTGAAGCGGGCAAGAAGCTTGTAGTATTTGCAAGGTTCATTCCGGAGATTGCCCTGATAGGCAAATTACTTGATAAGAAAAAAATACGGTATGGCGCGATTTATGGCGATGTCAAACTGGAAGACAGGGGCGATATCGTAAAGGATTTTCAGACCAATCCGGAAACGAAAATATTTCTTGCGCAGATTGATACTGCAGGTTTGGGAATCACGCTTACAGCCGCCGATACGTGTGTGTATTACTCGGTAAACTTTAACTATGCAGCATACTTACAGAGCCTTGCGAGAATACACAGAATCGGGCAGAAGAACACTTGTACTTATATACATCTTATCGCAGAGGGCACGATTGATGAGACTATTCTGAAAGCCCTTGCAAGAAAAGAAGATATAGCAAAGACAGTCGTAGACGACTGGCGCAGCTATTTCTAAATGTAGACCTATTTAGAGTATTTCAGCAACATCGAAATATAACACAAAATTTTAAGGAGGAACAGCATGGCAGAATTATCAGTCTTAGACCAGAAGGTCAGGGAATACAAAAGTCTTCTTGACCTGAAAGATGAGCTGGCAGACAAAACAAAGGAGAACAATGAACAGATAAGGAATCTCGAACAGACGATTGCTCAGATGATGGTTGATGAGGAAAAGCCGAATACAACGGTTGACGGCTATACCTATTCGCTTCAGCAAAAGACTATGTACGCAAAGAAGTCAGAGGAAGCTCTTGCAGATGCAGGCATCGTATTTTTTGACGTTTTACACGAACAGGGGCTCGGAGACATTATTGTTGAGAGGGTTGACCCTAGAACATTGCAGTCAACGATGAAAGCGGTTGTTGAAGAACAGGGGGAGCTTCCTGAGGAGCTTGCCGAATGTCTCAATGTATATGAACAGCTCGGAGTCGGCAAGCGTAAGGCAAATACAAAGGCTCTTGACAGAGCAAAGGCAAACAAGGAGGGTTAAGACATCATGGATAAAGATTACAACCAGTTAGAATTAGACACAACGCTTGAGCGTGACAGAAATTTAAAAGAGAACATTCAGACCGTTATTACCTTTGAATATGGTCAGATTATGGATTCGCAGCCTGACAAAGTGGCAAATCACCATGAGGGTTACGGAATACTCGCAGAAGAATACTCTTTGCTTGCTCAGAAGATGAAAATTGTGAGCGGTGACATGCAGACTATTCTTAAGCTGCTGCCAAATGGTGAGGCGGATATTTTGAACATCGTAGGAAGCCTTTACAATTCAGCGGCGGAAACAGCGACCATGGCAGTAGAACTTGCAGCTCAGTCCCGGAGAATTATGAATGATCTTTACTATGGTGATGACAAGTCACCTATTGAAAAGTATCTCGAAGAACAGGAAGCAGAGGGCTTCGAGGATGCCGAAGAAAATCCGGACGGCGATGACGGCGCGGATGAGGAAGCAGATGACGAACTCCCGGTGGAGGATTCGGAGCAATGACATTTATACCGCAAACCAGACCAAGATATAAAGAAGAACCGCTCCAAAGTGAAAATGCAGCATCCGGCAACAAAGAATTTAATCCATATTGGGAGGGATATTTGAGCAATGAACGCAAGGTTGCAGTCGCAGGTTACGACTTTGCAGTTGAAAATGCCATAAAAACATTCTTTTCCAATACCATAGGCTCGGAGGATGAACCGGGCGAATGGGAGGATATTGAGAATATGCTGGGCGTTGAATTTGAGAACGATGGAGAAAGGACACTTGCTCGCGACATTATCGAAGCTCTCAGGGACAGCCTGAAAGAGTGGTGTGAGAACACAAGGGATGAGCTTGTAGTATCCATGATAGATGAAATGTTCGGAGATGAATACGAACGCATCAGGTCGAGAGAAGATGCCGAAACTCGGAGAATGGAGCGGCTAAAGGATAGGGGAGAAGCGGGGAGCACAAACATAATCAGCATTTCAGAAAAGGAGATAAGAGATGGCGAAAAAAAATGAAGTGGCAGTACAGCCGGAGGGACAGAAGTTTAATCTTGTGACGCTTGGCGGCGAACTTGCCGAGGCAGTCAGCGAGGAAATGGACGGACTTGGAACAATACCTTTTGAAAGGGTAAAAATTCCTTCAGGCGGCGGTCTCGCGTTCGAGCTGCCGGGAGAGACGGAGGATTCACCGGTAACAGCAACCGAGATTGTGGGAGTAATACTTACTCATCATCCGGTAAATGTATACTGGGCAAATAAATACAGCGGAAACAACGAACAGCCTGACTGTTCATCTTACGACGGCAAGCAGGGAGTTAACAGGCAGACCGGCGCAGTGGTTCAGTGCTCAAATTGTCCGCATAACCAGTTTGGTTCAGACGGGGGCAAGGGAAAAGCCTGCAAGAACGTCCACAGGTGCTACATATTGCAGGAAGGCAATCCAGTACCGTTAATTCTTGCGCTTCCACCGACGTCGCTCAAATATATCAGGGATTACATCGGAAAGAAGATTATCCTGAAAGGCTTACGCTGCTACGACGTGGTTACAAAAATTACGCTCAAAAAGGAAAAGTCAGCCGATGGGATTACCTACTCAAGAGCAGCTTTTCAGTGTGTTCAGGTTCTCGAAGACAATCAGCGTGCAGAAGCTAAAGCTATGGCAGACACAGTCAAAGCTACAGCAAACAGTATTCCTGCAGTCGATGAGAACGACTACAACGAGCCCGCAGTACCTGACGGCTTTATGGAAGTTCCGGATAACAACGATGAGGGTCTTCCATTCAACTAAATTATATCCATAGTGGGAGAGCTCAGCTCTCCCACAGGAAGGAAGCTATGAAAGAATTACGTGATATTTTCAGAAGCGAATCGACAGAAAACGCAATGAAGCCGGGGGATTACGTGAACAGTACGATGCTTGAATACTTCATGGATAACGCCGGAAACCAGACGGACAGTCTTATACAGTTAAAAACTGTTGCAGATTTTATCGGTGAGTGCCCGATTTACGATACCATCGTGAAACTAAACAGCGTTACGCCATGGGTTTACATGGGACAGTGCTTTGCAGGCGAGGCGAAAAACAGGTCAGTAGCACTTATGGAAATGGTGTACATCTGTAGCAGATACCAAGCTCAGAGTCCACAGGAACTTGACAGGAATATCAGGGTTGCAGAATGGGCGGCTGAGCTCACGATTGAAAGCGGAAAAATTCCCATTGCGCCACACCTTTATTTTCCACGCCTTATCTCAGACGATACGTCGCGCGGACGATATTTCGGAATGGAGGCAGGCAGGCGCCTGATGAAGCAGTGCAGCTATTTTCATGTAATTGTTATTGACGGCGTTATCAGCGATGGAATGAAAGATGAGATTGATTATATGACCGAAGTTTTGTTGCTAAAAGGAATAAGAACGAATTTGACAGAGTCAGATGTAAATGCAATGACAGCTAACAGAATGGAGAAACAGTATGCAGGCAGCAGAGGTTGATTTAGACCGCCTTGTAGATTATAAGCAGGAATACACGTCTGCAGTAAAACATCATACTATTTCAGGCAAGAACTTAACGGGCCTGTGTCCGTTCCATAATGACCGAAATAACTCTTTTTCGGTTGACCTTGAAACAGGTCAATGGAAATGTCACGCAGAGGATCGTGGCGGAAATTTCGTTACTTTTTACGCGGAATTAAACGGACTGGATACGAAAGACGCTTACAAAAAAATATTGGAAAATTACGGCATATCAGATGAGCCGCATGATACGGAAAAGCCTAAAGACAATGGTTTGAAATCTTACAGCGTGTCCCAGTATTCACTTGAAAAGCGGTTGCCGGAGGACTGGCTGAAGCAGCAATGCTGCCTTCAGACAAAAAAAGACAGGGATGGGACACAGTATCTTTATATCCCATACTTTAATGAAAGCCAGAATGAAGCAACTTTCCGCAAACGGTATGCGGGCAAACAGTTCAGATGGAAGTACGGTGCAGGCAAAGACCTGTGTATGTATGGCATTTGGCGTATTGAAGCTATCAGAAAAGCGGGATATGTCACTCTGGTAGAAGGGGAGTCTGACAGCCAGTCAATGTGGTATATGGATATCTCCACACTTGGTATTCCGGGGGCGTCAATGATGCGCCCGGAATGGGCATCAAGCCTTCAGGATTTGCGCGTATATATCCACGTGGAACCTGACAAGGGTGGAGAGACGTTCCTTGCTAAAGTCACAAGGGCATTAAAAGAAGGAAAGTTTATCGGTTCGGTCTACCGCTGGAGCTGTTCAGCTCTCGGCTGCAAGGATCCGTCCGAGGTTTATATTAAATTTGGAAAAGAAGAAGCATCTGAGAAGATACGGAAAGCTATCAGCAATGCAGAAGCTATAGATTTGGATGAGGATGCCATTCCTGAAGCAGTGGAGGGCGCACCTGTTAATCTAAGGCAGCCTGAAGGATGGATTTATTCGGAAAAGGGCATAAGCCGCATAGATGAGAAGAAATATGCGCCTGTAATGGTATGCAGAACACCCATCATTATCACCCAGCGTCTCCGGAGCATGGAGACGGGTGAGGAAAAGATGGAGGTTGCGTTCAAAAGAGACGGACAGTGGCACAGGGCGATATATCCGAGAAGCACAATATTCACAGCAAGAGGCGTGACAACGCTTGCCGACCTCGGATGTACGGTGACTTCGGAGAATTCAAAGCACGTCGTAGCATTTCTGTCAGCTCTTGAGGCAGAAAATATTGACGTCATAAAAAAGGCGGATTCAACGAGTACGTTTGGCTGGCAGTCGGGAAAGCGTTTTATTCCGGGCTACGACAAGGACATCGTCTTGGACATCGACCCGTCACAGCGTGGAATGGCTGCAGCATACAGTCAAAGCGGAACATTTAAACAGTGGCTTGAAATCATGCGCCCGCACAGGGAACGAGATAAGTTCAGATTCATTCTGTCAGCAAGTTTTACCGCGCCTCTGTTGCGCATTATTAAACAGCGTATTTTTTTTGTATACAACTGGGGAGGCAGCAAGGGCGGAAAGACTGCGACTCTTAAAGCAGCGTTGTCAGCATGGGGAGACCCGGAGAGACTGATGGTCAATTTCAACGCCACTCAGGTCGGACTTGAAAGAACAGCCTCGTTTTATTGTGATTTGCCTCTCGGAATAGATGAGAGGCAGCTCGCCGGTAACAATCAGGGCTCACTTGAAAAAATAGTCTACATGATAGCCAGCGGAACCGGAAAGATACGAGGTGCAAAGTCAGGCGGAATACAGGCAACTCAGACATGGCGGACGGTTGCACTTGCAACCGGAGAAGAACCTCTGTCAACGGAAACAAGCCAGACAGGCGTAAGCACAAGAGTTCTTGAAATATACGGCGGTCCGTTTGACGATGAGCGGGAGGCGTCCCTTATGCACCAGCAATCAGCAATGCATCATGGCTGGGCAGGACCCGCGTTTGTTGGAAAGCTCTTGCGGACAGATGAGCGCAGCATCGCGGAAAAGTACGAGGAAATGACACAGTACGTTTACAGTATCAGCGACGGCAAGAGCGGCTCGCATATTGCAGGAATAGCAGCTGTAGCATTGGCAGACGCCATGCTCACAACTTGGATTTTCAGTAACGAGAATTGCATCTCGGAGCATGAAATCATACGAAATGATTATATCAACGGCGTTCAGGATATCTCGGAAAGTCTTGAAATTCTCCCGCAGGCGTGGGAGCGTGCCAAACAGATGGCAAAGATAATTCTGCAGGAACAGATGAGCGCTCAGATGGGAGACGTAAATGAGAACGCCACTCAGTACATAGTGGACTGGATTCTCTCAAACAAGGACAGCTTCGGGGAAAAGGCATTTGGAACATGCCTCGGAATGCTTCAGAACAAGAAGTGTTACATCTTTCCGTCAATGCTCAATCAGGCGCTGACGAAAGCGGGATATTCCCCCCGGAAGACCATGAAATACCTTGCAGACCAGAACCTTATAGGTATGCAGGTAGCAAAGGACGGCTCGAAGAAATACACCGTTATCAAGTGGTTTGAGAACCGCAACTGCAGGTTCGTGGAATTTTATTTGGATAAGCTGGCGCAGGAACAGGACCCGTTAATTTCGGAGGAAGAAATAGCACAGAATAACAATTCTTACACTCAACAAAGTTTTGTGAATGATACAAATTTCGCTTCTGATTCAGATGAAGCAGAAGAAGAATTACCATTCAAATAGTATCAAAAAAGTCACAAGATTTTTAGAGCGAAAAAATTTGGTGACTAAAATCCTGTGACTAAAATGTGCAAAAAATACCGCCAAAAAGGTCTAAAATTGAACACCTAAAAATTAGGTGTTAGCTTAGGTGTTCAGTTAGGTGTTCAGTAAAAAATCCAGTAAACATCGGGCTTTAATACACCTAACTAACACCTATAACACCTAAATAACAAAATATATACCATCGTGTGAAATTTGGTGACTTGTGACTACATTAGTCACAAGATTTTATAAAAAAACAAGGTGTATGTGCCAAAATTAGGTGTTAGGTGTTCAGTCGGAGAAAAAATCCAGTAAACATGCGCCTTTTGAGACTTTTTTTCTGAACACCTAAGGTTTTTGCTAGGTGTTCAGTCGAAAATAGGTGTTCATAGACAGGGGGGGTGATGATGGGAGACATTGACGAATTAAAAAATAAACTAAAAGTATTGAGACAGAATGAGGAAAATGTTTCCATTGAGGTTCTGAAAACGAGGTATGCAAAATCTTACGCTAAGCTTCTCGGAGAAGTCCGGGCAATGGCAGTTGAAATCTATTCGGATATTGCTCTTGATGGTATAGCGGTAAGGGCAAATGACGGCGCAGGTGTGGTTGCAGGGTTAAAAAGTGTGATAGATGAACAGAGATGCGCGGTTAGCAGGGCGGTGTTTAAGGAATACGATGCCGACAAGCTTGTGACTTTGGCAGAAAACCTGCACTCAAAGCTGTGGAAGATATACGAGCCGTATTGGTTGAGCCACTGCTGCCTTTTCAGCAATGGAAAAAAGACAATGTATTACAACGACCTGACAGAAGAATTTCTCGTAGATGAAAAGACAGGAATATGGGAGAAGCATCCTGAATGGTCAGGAATGATAATAACAGCCGGAGCCTGCCGGGCGATGGCAGAAGGAGCAAAGCATGAACAATGAGGAACTTAATATCACTTGGTGCTGCCCGATTCAGGGAGTGATTATATGCAAGCACCAACAGCTGCCATGTATCAATTGTGAAATATATCAAAACGTCAGAAAGCAGGAAAAACAGAATGATGGACTTAAGACGGATTGACTACTCACAATTCCGCTCATACGAGGAACTTCAGGATTATGTGATAAGTGGCAGCGCACACATTCACAACAGAGAACAGGCTGACAACTATATCCGGGATAAGATGCCAAAGGAAAGTTATTTCCAAAAGTGCATCAAAAAGTGGATAAACAACAATGTACCGGAGGCGTTTGTTTGGAAGGAAGCAGCTGGTCCATACACAAGAAGCGGAATTCCGGATATATCTTGCGTCTTTAATGGCAGATATTACGGCTTCGAGGTCAAGCGCCCGTTCATAGGAGTATTGAGTAAGATTCAGGAAGAAACAATACGACAGCTCAGGGAGGCAGGCGCAGTAGTTGAAGTTGTTTCGTTCGAAAAAGAAGTGGCCGCGGTACTGCTGCCGGAACAAATGAAGCGCAGCGGTAAAGTGTGGATGACAAGGAGCTTTTAGTGACTAACAGATTAAAAGGAGGAGCAAACATGCCAAATTATTGCAGAGGACAGTTGAAGATTAGAGGCAAATATGAAGACATCATGAGGTTTGTGGAAAATGAAATAAGGACATACGACTACTTTCAGTATCCTCAGGCAGTTTTGAATTTGTCAAAAAGGAAAATTGAGGAAGAAGATGGAGAATTTTGTCTCAGTCTTTTAGATGGTTGTGCATACATCGAAAGCACTTGCAGAAATTTTGTAGAAACGGGAGTGTACGTTTGCAGACGGGATGAAAAACGAGAAGATGGAACATCGGTACTGGTGGTTGATTTATTCGCAGCATGGGACATTGATCCGATTTCGTATGCGGTCTTTTCAGAAAAGTACAATCTCGATTTTAAGATTTATGCATTCGAACGAGGAATGCAGTTCAACCGGGACATTTGTGTTATGAACGGTCACGTGATAAAGAACGAAAAAATTACTTTTGAAGATTACGACTGGGAGTGCATAGAGCCGAGGACGGGAGGCTGATTCGGATTAGAGAGCGTAAATATGTTTAGGAGGAACGAACAATGATATATCAGATTATCATAGCTGCAATATATTTCCTGATATTGTATCTGATTGCATTTTTCAGCAATCTGCATTATCGGGATAAAGATGATATTTTGTTCATCAGCAAAAGCCAATGGTCGGCAATATTTGTAATGTGGCTGCCATTATTGGCTGCGATAGTAAAAACATATTAGAAATATCAAAAGACGGAGGTTAGCAGATGACGATTAAAGAGGCGGTTGAAATACTGGAAAAAGAGAAAGAGTGCATACGCAGGGTTGTTGATGGCACATGCAGAGAACAGGGGTGCGAGCAATGTGATGTGCAGATGGATATAGTAAAAGAATTTGAGGCTTATCAAATGGCAATAATGGCAATGAAAGCAATTTGTCAGTTGGACGAGGAAGCGAAAAGACTTGCCAGCGAAGGAGGACAGTAAAGATGTGGAATGAATGCAAAGGATGTAAATCAATAAGAGAATGCTCGACAGCCACAGAGCCGGGGAGCATTATGTGCACGATGAAACGCATGAACAATGGGCAGACAAAATGGCAGCAAATAGAGGCAGCCGGAAAGACAGAACACTTTGAACAGCAACAGACAGCACCGGGAGCAATAAACAAATTTACGATTTAAGGGAGGAACGCGAATGTTACAAATCATATTTACAATAACCGCGTTAATATTCTTCATCGGAATTATTGCGGAAAATGAAACGGCAAATAAGAAAACGTATCTTTATAGCTTCATAGCCTGTGCGCTTGTCTTGATTGCATTAGTAATTACAGGGAGGTGTGCATGAATAACAGGCAGTGGAAAAAGAATTATAAAAAAGAGCATGGATATAATCCCCCGTCTGAAAGAATAAAGCAGCGGATAAGGGAGGAACTTAAATGGTTTATGAAAAGTGAAGTGACATTAAATATATCATTGAACGAGACATGCATAATGAGAGATTGTAGAGGTGATTTAAATGTGTGATAGAAAATGTGATTGTCAAACTTGTTATTCAGGATTTTATCGTAATCGCTGCGATTGCGGAAATTGCTATACAGATAGCTATGAACAATGTCTTTCTGGTGGTATTCATAATTGCAGAGGATATGTTCCAAAGAACTTTTTCAAGAGGATTTTATACAAAATTAAGGGAGTGATTTAGAATGACACGAGCTGATGAGATTAGACAGTTATCAGATGAAGAGCTTACAAAACTTCTTACATGGCACTATGTTCCGGGACGGGGAATTCATGTTCCAAACTGCGAGGAAGGATGTTCTTATTTTGGAGCTGGATGCGCTAATAGCTGTCCTTATAACCAGAGAGAAAATGCTGTCAGGAAATGGCTTGCCGAGGAGGTTGAGTAAGTGAGAACAATTGACGCGGACGAATTGATAAAAGGACTAAAGGAAGATTTTGACGATTGCGACGTACAAAGGGATTTAGAGTATTTTGGAATATACGATTATATCAGAGAGCAATCAACGGTGTATGACGTTGATAAGGTTATAGAGGAGCTGGAACATAAGAGGAATTTTTACGACAAAACAGCAAGAGTCGAACTTTCGGCGATGGGATATTCTTTTGGCATTATTAAAGCAGACGCCATGAATGAGGCTATTGAAATTGTGAAACGAGGTGGAGCATGTGAAAGAGAATCCGGCAAATAAAATTAAAGATACAATGTGGAAGTTCCTAATGGACCATGGTCAGCAATCCAATATACCGGCATTGAAAGAATATGTCTATGACCTCATAGGTATGACTACTCAGAAGACGGCGGGGCAGGAAAAATATGCAGCCAAAAATCACATTGATTGGAATGAACTAGATATGACAATGATGTCAATCGTGATTGAAGCAACGGCGTTAGTGTTATCAGGAGACCTCGAAAAAGAGAAATCACTACTTAATCTGCAGTGCGAAGTGGGAGATGATATTTATTCCATTCCCAGTAAAGTGAATTTTAACCTGAATAAACTTAGTGACCGCGAGGAACTCAATAAGGTATATCACTCAAAAATAGCAATGATATGTATCAATGGTATCAATGAAGACAGTTGGTATATTGTGAGTGGCATAGATTTGGAATATGGTACAGGAAGAACATACGCAAGTGAATCTTACGAAACAACATGGTTTTTATCGGAGAAACAGGCAGAAGAAGCATTGGCAAAAATGAAAAGCGAGGCGAAGAAAAATGACGTTTGAAGAAGCGACAGAACAATTAAAAACAATGAAAAACACCTTTGCGGAACAGACGGGGTTTAATGAAGAAGCTTGTGATATTGCCATAGCTGCGATTGAAAAACAGATACCATTAAAACCGGTTTTGAAAAATGGAAAGTCGCTTATCCATGCGCATTATGCAGACGGACATGGAGAGTTTGCTATTCAAAAATGGCAAGATTGGGTGTGCCCTGTTTGCGGCTGGTTTGTAGGACAGAGGTATAACAGATTCAGAAGCGGAAGAGAGCCTCATCCGCACGACCAGCGAAAGAGCGATTGGTGCAATGAATGCGGTCAAAAGATAGACTGGTCAGATCATTCAGACCATAAGGAAAATTAAATTGGAGGTGTGAAGTGGTTGAGCGTTCCCGCATTATACAAAGTTAGGAGGCAAATATTTATGAATGAGAAAGAAGCACTAAACCTTAAGGTTGAAAAGACTAAGACGCTCATCGGGCTCAAGGACAAGCTGGATGAATTTATAAATAATTCAATATCAGATTTGATATCGGAGAAAAAGTACGACACGCGAGAGGGTATTGACGGGGCAATGTCAACAGTTCAGGAAAGTCTCTTGCTATTGATTAACGAGACAAAATTCAGGTAGGGCAGGTGATAATCATGAGGGCGAATAAGACAAAAGGCTCATTTTTTAAAGCTAAAAATGATATACAGGAAGCAGCGCGGGCGATGAGACAGCTTCCTGTGCCGGCGCTATTGTCAAGTATTGAAATGCAGATCGGGATACTTGCAGAGCGCGAAATAGAGATAAAGGACTGGGAATACAAAGACCGGACTTTAAAACAGGTGAGAATGATAGGCGGAAAAGCCTATTTCCTTGCCGCAGGGGAGACAGAAAATAAGAGTAGAGAGGAATAAACCTATGAAGCTGGAAGAAATGACAGAGGAAGAACGATTAGAGCTGCGCAGGCATTTATTGAGACAATATCTCGGACGATATTACAGGTCAACGATGAAAAAGAAGCAGCTTGAAATAAGGCTACGGGTATTTAGAGAGAATATGGGCAGTATTCGAGCTATGGAATATTCGCCAACGCCCCGGAGTCAGACGAATAATGTTGGCGATGGCGCAGCGACAGAAGTTATCAGGGAGATGGAAATCGAGGAACGGATAGAGTCGCAGAAAAAAGAGATGCAGGAAACGCTTCTCGACATTATGAAAATAATGGATTTTCTTCCAGCTAATTCAATGGAACGGATAATTATGGAATATCGTCATATTGACTGCTTGGATTGGAAGCAGATATGTAGGGAGGTTAATTATTCGCGCTCCACATGCAATGATTATTACAAGGCAGGGATTGAAAAATTGCTCACTTTCAAAAAAGTGCAACAAATCATTGCGGATTTTTCGGAGGGAGAGGGCACGTGAATTGCTTGACAGTGGCTTAGGGGGGGGTAGAATTGTCTTGCAATTTTAACTGGGCATTAAATTGGCATTAAATTGACAAATTGCCCGCTTGACGCATGATAGGAGGAGTAAAAATGAGTGTTAATTTTGGGGACTGGGATTCCAGTATTCACGATGACTTTGAACAGGTGAAACGAATTGAATCAGGAAGAAAGCTTGCAAAGGATATTGTGGAAATCAACACAGAAGAAGAATGGGCTAAAATTCAGGGGTCGGCAGAAGAACCGTATACGGTCACATTAAATCAGTGTAATTGTGCGGATTTTTCAATACGGCAAGGACTTCCATGCAAGCATATTTACTGTTTGGCATTTGCGCTTGGGAAAATGGAGGGGCTTCCAGTATACGATAAAAAGCACAAGTCGAATTTTAATCCTGAAGCAGAAATTGAAAGATACAAGGATTTATATTTAAAAGCGGAAATCTCAGCGGATACATACGTGAAAATATGTACCGCGATTTCAAAAGGGAAATAGCAGACTTCGGATAATGCAGTCGGAATAAGGCTTATGAAGTGAAGCAGCTTGGCATACATAAGAGCGTGTGCAGCGTACATAGTACCTTGTATGTGGCGGTGCAGCGCACCATCGCAGCACTCTTATGCAGGCATAAGACATGAGCAACTTTTTTAAAGTCCGTACACAATCGGACATTTTAATGTGCTATAGTAGTAGCGTGGAGATGAGGACAAGGAGCGTAGCCACCGGTCAGCTCTCCACGCTCCCCCTAGAGAGGGTATCTTTGAGGCAATGGGCGCCTTGGAGGTATCCTCTCTGCGTCGTTAAGAGGGGCGGCTATGCGTCAAGGTACTACCTGAGGCAGAAAAGCTTTGCGGGGCGGGGAAGGCTCAGACTTTTTGTCTAAAAAATTAAAATAAAATTTAACATTTCGTTACGCTTAGAACGGGAAGGAGGCAGAAATGGAACAGAATCTAAAATTTGAGAAGCGGAAATTGGAAGACTTATCCGCTGCAGATTATAATCCACGTAAGCAGCTCACACCGGACGATGCGGAATATCAGAAAATCAAGCGCAGCATTGAGGAATTCGGATACGTTGACCCTATAATTGTAAATGATGATGGAACAATAATCGGAGGGCATCAAAGATGTACGGTGCTCAAAGACCTCGGATATGATGATGTTGACGTTGTGGTTGTGTCGCTTGATAAGCAGAGGGAGAAAGCCCTCAATATTGCTTTAAATAAAATCACAGGTGAGTGGGACGAATTGAAATTAAAAGACCTGCTCTTAGATTTAGACCTCGGAGATTACGACATTTCATTAACCGGCTTCGAACAACAGGATTTAACAGAGCTTGTTGATAAGCTCGCAGTCGATGAGAATGAGACGTCCGATGATGGATTCGGTGCAGATGAAGCATTGGAACAGGTTTCAGAACCAGTCACCCGGCGCGGTGATATTTGGAAGCTTGGCAGACATCGTCTTATGTGTGGAGACAGCACAGAGGAATCTGATGTTGATGAGCTCATGAATGGTGAACTTGCAGACCTCGTGATTACAGACCCGCCGTACAATGTTGACTATGGTGATAAGGCAGCATTTGTAGAATCTCATAAGACGGGCAGAGATTTAGGGAATACTAAAAATGTCGCAAATGACAATATGAATAGTGTCAGCTTTTACGAATTTATATTATCAGCTTACAGAAGTGCTTATGAGCACATGAGGGCAGGAGCTGCAATATATGTATTTCATGCAGACGCTATAGGACATATATTCAGACAGGCGTTTTTAGATGCAGGGCTTCACATATCACAATGCCTCATTTGGGAGAAGAACACATTGCTTTTATCCCGGAATGATTATCAATGGAGACATGAGCCGATACTTTACGGATGGAAAGAGGGCTCGGCTCATTATTTTATCAATGACCGCACTCAGGATACGATTATGCTGGAGGATGACATTGATTACAATGCAATGAAGAAGAATGAGCTTGTCGCGTATCTTGAAGACCTGCGGCGCCGGTATCAGAATATGACATCGGTTATATACGAGAATAAACCGACAAGGAATGATATGCATCCGACTATGAAGCCGGTGACGCTCATCGGCAAGTTCATTACGAACTCCAGCAAGTCAGGGTGGAATGTGTTGGATTTATTCGGAGGCAGTGGCAGCACCCTGATAGCCTCAGAACAGTTAGGAAGAACAGCCTTTCTGATGGAGCTTGACGAACGATACTGCGATGTAATCGTCAAGCGGTGGGAGGAATATACCGGTCAGAAAGCCGAGCGTATTCCTGCTACACAGGGTATATTGTAATGGCAGAGGAACAAAAAAGCAGTGGCTTCTATCGGGTAGAAGTCATCGCAAGCCTTTTTGGCGTCACCGTTCGCAGGGTGCAGCAACTGACACAGGAGGGCATTATCTCAACGACAAAAACCGTTGAGGGTAACAGGTATGAATTAGCTCCAACTATTCAGAAATATATCAAATACCTATCAGATAAAGCTTACGGCAAGAGTAAATCGGAGAAAGAAATGGAACTCCGGGAACAGAAGCTGCAGGCAGAAGTCGCTCTGAAAGAATCGCAGGGCGAAATGCATAGGCTGAAAACAGAAATTGCATCGGGCAAATACATTGACATCGACGTGGTGAAGATGGATTATTCCCGATTTTTTGTTGTATTCAAACGGTTTGCCCTGTCACTTCCAAGCAGGCTGACAGGAAGAATCAGCGGAATGATAGACCCTACAGAGGTCAGGAATATTGAAAAGGACCTCAATAATGAGATTGTCAGGCTATTAGATAATTTCGTGGTGGCGGGGGTCTGTCCTAAAGATGTAAAGGAAAAAGGCAAGCGTGGCAAGAAATCCGTTTCGCAAGTATGAAGTAACAGCGTACCAGCAAGAGGCACTTTCGTATTTAAAGCCACCGGAGAATATCACAGTGTCTCAATGGGCGGATAAGTATCGAATCCTCGATGCAAAGACGTCGGCTATGCCGGGACCATGGAGAACGGAACAGACGCCGTATCTTAAAGGCATCATGGATGAGTTCAACAACCATGAAACAGAAGAAATTATATATGTGAAGCCGACACAGGTTGGTGGAACGGAATGTCTTCAGAATATGGTAGGGTACATCATTCAACAGGACCCGTCTCCGACGATGATAGTATATCCGACCGAGACGCTGGCAAAGTCTATTTCGGAAAACCGAATACAACCGATGCTTAAAGCAGCTCCAACGCTTAACAAGCGTTATAAGGAAAATGAATCTTTAGATTTGGAGCTGCAGCTTGATGGAATGTATTTGACGTTGGTAGGTTCGAATTCGCCGTCGAGCCTTGCAAGTAAGGCTATCAGGTATCTGTTTTTGGATGAGGTTGACAAGTATCCGGGCGCAAGCCGTAAAGAGGCAGACCCGATAAGTCTTGCAAAGGAACGAACAAAGACGTTCCACAACCGAAAAATATTCATAACAAGTACGCCGACGCTGAAGACGGGGCATATTTGGAAAGCAAAGGAAGATGCCGACATTGAGAAACATTACTTTGTACCATGTCCGCATTGCGGCAAGTACATTGAATTGAAATGGTCTCAGATAACATTCCCAAATGAAGACGGAATGAGCTTTGCAGACCGCGCGGAATTTGCAAATTATGTATGTCAGGAATGCGGATGCATCATAACGGATCAGGATAAGCCGAAGATGTTGAAATACGGTGAGTGGCGCGTTGTAAAAGAGAACACTAAATTTGTCCGCAAAGTAGTATTCTGGATGAATACGCTTTACAGCCCGTTTGTCAGGTTTTCGGAAATTGTAAAAGAGTTCCTCACCAGCAAGGACGACCCGGAGAAGCTTCAGAACTTTGTAAACTCATGGCTTGCAGAACCTTGGGAGGATACAAAGCTAAAGACGAATGCCGACCTTGTATTGGAGAGGCAGACGGAAATTGATGAGTTCATCGTTCCTGCATGGGCTAAGCTGCTTACAGCCGGTGTTGACGTTCAGGAAAATTGCTTGTATTGGACTATCAGAGCATGGGGCAACTACTTAACCAGTCAGAACATAGCTCATGCTCAGGCGTACTCATTCCAAGAGATTGAGCGTGTAATGAACCTTGAGTATAAGATGGAAGATGGCACTCCGATGGTTGTGGCACTTGCATTGATTGACTCAGGAAATGACGCTGACGACGTTTATGATTTTTGCGCAGGAAATTCAGACTGGGCATTGCCGAGCAAAGGTGCATCAAATCCAATGCTCTCGCATTACAAGCTGTCAAAAATCAACAAGGCGGAAAGCCGGGCGTATGGAATGAACCTTGTCTTGGTTGACACCGGAAAGTATAAGGACATGATAGCCGGACGCATGAAAAAGAAAAATGGCAGCGGTTCATGGATGGTTTTTTCAGGATGTGACAGGGAGTATGCCGAACAGGTGACAGCTGAGCACAAGGTCAATGTCAAAACCAACAACGGCAAGATAAAGCAGGAATGGGTTCAGAAAGCCTCACACGCTGCTAATCACTATTTAGACTGTGAGGTCTATGCAATGGCAGCCGCGGACGTGCTCGGAGTCAGAACATTACATCTGAATGAGGTTGAGCCGGAACCGGTAACGCAGCCTAAGCAGGAAGAACATTATGCGCCTGAGGAAAGTTGGATAGCTCAGAATGAAGGAAGCTGGGTATAAGGAGGTACACATGGCAGCGGATAATAATTACACAGCCAAAGAAATGTTGACAGAGGTCAACAATGCGATATATGCCGTTCTTGTCGGCGGTCAGTCGTACAAAATTGGTACACGACAGCTTACGAGAGCTGATTTAAGTCTTCTGTACGATATGAAGAACGACCTGACGGCGCAAATAGCCGCAGAGGGTGACAGCCAGCTTTTGGACGATACATTTGTGGCCGTATTTGAAGGGAGGTAAGGCATTGAATTGGTTGGATAGCATCATAGGTTTTATATCTCCGGCATGGGGAGCCCGCAGGGAGGCGTGGAGACAGAGTATTGACGAAATGCGCAGCTACGATGCGGGGGATTACCAGCGCGGCAATGCAAACTGGCGGGTTATTAACCAGTCAGCGGAATTTACAGATAAATACGACAGGGATAACGTCAGAGCGAGGGCAAGAGACCTTGAGCGCAACTCGGACATGATGAATTCAGTCGTCCGCGCTTACGAAAGAAATGTCATTGGCGGCGGGTACACCCTGCAGGCAAAGACGAACAGCAATGAGCTTAATGATACAATTGAGAAAGCTTGGAAGAAATGGTGCAAGAAACGGAATTGCGACGTTACAGGTACACAGTCTTTCAATCAGATAATGAGAATGTGCGAGAAGCGCAAAAAGGTAGATGGAGGAATTCTTATCGTTAAGAGGTATACGAGGGACGGATATCTCCCTTTCAAGCTTCAGACATTCGAAGTCGATGAGCTGGACAGCTCGCAGATGATGCCTAAGCACAAAAATGATAAGGTTGTTGGCGGCATCGAATTAAATGAATATAACAAGCCGGTCGGATATTGGATTAGACAGTATACGTTGGATGGAGTGGCAATCATGGATCCTGTTTATATGGATGCTAATGATGTCATTTTTTTATACTCAAAAACAAGACCGTCACAGGTTCGCGAGATGTCCGATATGAGTCCGACCATTACGCGAATAAGGGACGCAAATGAATATATGGTAGCGGTAAGCGTCAAAGAACGTATTGCCGCGTGTTTATCAGTATTCATAAAAAAGCAGCTTCCAACAACAGGTATAGGGCGTGTGGGAGGTAGTCAGGAAGCGAGACAGGATTATCAGGATAAGAGGCTGACACCGGGAATGATTAAGGAACTCAATGCCGGAGATGAGGTTCAAGTCGTAAATCCAAACGGGCAGGCTACTGACGCTACGAGCTACATAGAGTTGCAGCAAAGGCTTGTTGCAGCGGGGCAGGGCGTAAGCTATGAGGCAACCAGCCGAGACATGTCAAAAAGCAACTACTCATCTACCAGACAGGGCATCATCGAGGATGATATGACCTACGCCGAGGAAAAGGAGCTGCTCATGGAAGCAATGGATGAGATTTATGAAACATTCATAATCTCACTATGGCTCGCCGGGGAAATTACAGTATCAGACTTCTGGGAGAATAAAGACGAATACTTTGAACACTCATGGATCGTCGCCCCAAAGAAGTGGATTGACCCTCAGAAAGAGGCTAACGCAAATAAGATTGCCCTGAATACAGGTCAGAAGACCTTTAAGCAGATAGCTGCAGAACAGGGCAGGGATTGGAAAGAACATATAGACGAAATGGCAGAAGTTCTTGAATACGCAAAGAGCAAGGGCATTGATTTAGGAGGTGTTATTTTTGACAAAACGGCATCGGAACTCTACGAAAGCGAAGAGGAACAGAAAACAGACTCCGCAGACGAGAGCACAGGAGATCAGTCAGGTGACGGCGAAGCAGCCGGGGCAGAGGGTGAAACCGAAGCAGATAACGAGGGAACTGACGACGAATAGCATAAGAGCAATGGAAGGTGAAGGGAATGAGCGCAAGTTCATTCTTTCTTTTTCCAGCGAGGAGCCGTATGACAGATGGTACGGCACCGAAATACTAGACCATTCGGAAAGCGCTGTAGACCTTACAAGGATTAACGAAATAGGAGTGCTTTTATTCAACCATGACAGGGATAAGGTTCTTGGAAAGATTAACAGGGCATGGCTGGAAAATAGTCGAGGAATGGCAGAGGTCGAATTTGACAAGGATGCAGATTCGGACCTCATCTACCAAAAGGTTGCAGGCGGAACCCTTAAAGGTGTATCCGTCGGCTACGTGGTAGACGTATGGGAGGAAGTAATGCCAAACAAACAGTCAGAGGATGGCAGGTTTACAGGTCCAGTAGACATCGCAAAGAAGTGGACGCCTTACGAGATATCAATCGTGAGCGTGCCTGCAGACCCAACGGTCGGCGTTGGAAGAGAGCTGGATGAGACGACTGCGCAGGGGAAGCAGACCCGCTCGCTTGACTGGTATGAGAGGCAACTTCAAATAAATAAAAATATTATCATGGGAGGTAACAAGGAATGAACAAGAAACAGCTTAGAGCGCAGAAATTCGCGCGTCAGCAGGAACTTGTCAACGCAGCCAAGACCGCAGGCAGAGACCTTACGGCCGAGGAACAGTCAGAGTTTGATACTCTTCAGAGAGAGATTGACGCCCTGACTTCTGAGATTGAAGCCGAAGAGAGACAGGCGCAGGCTTCACAGGCGCAGACACAGGCAACACAGCCAGAGCCTGCAGCTCCAACGGTAAATGCAGAAGCAGATACACAGAGGGCTGTGGCTGCAGAGAGGGAGAGAATTAGAAGTATCGGAGCTCTTTGCAGAGAGTTTGGCATGGAGGCAGATGCTTACATTCAGAACGGCAGCTCGCTTGAAACAGTCAGGGCAGCTGTCCTTGAGCACGTAAGACAGAATGGTTCACCTGTTCCGGCAAGAGCATCTGTCGAAAGTGATGAGGCTGATAAGTTCAGAGCCGCAGCCGCAGACTCAATCGTAATGAGAAGTGGAATGCAGCTTGAGCATCCAGCCGATGGTGCAAGAGAGATGATGGGAATGTCTCTTAGAGACCTTGCTATTGAGTGTCTTTCAACAGAGGGAGAGACGGGACTTAACAGAAGAAATTCTGATGAGCTCTACAGTCTTCTTCAGAGACAGTTCTACAATCCAACAGCGGCGTTTCCGGCAATTCTTGACAATGCCATTAACAAAGCATACGTCGAGGGACATAAGACAGTTGCGGTTACATTCGACCAGTGGACTAAGAAAGGCAGCCTGAAAGACTTTAAGACGCATGATAACAACTACATTGCAGGTCCAGTAGGTGAGTTCCTTGAGGTTCCTGAGGGTGGTGAGCTTAAGCATGACGTATTCGGAGATGAGAAGCTTCCAACGAGGAGACTGAAGACATACGGCAGACAGTTCACTCTTACAAGACAGGCATTTATCAATGATGACATTGATCTTGTAACAAGAATTCCTGCAAAGTATGCAGCGAGCGCGAGAAAGACCATCAACAAGCAGTGCTATCAGATTCTCGTAAACAATCCGGCAATCTACGATGGTACGGCATTGTTTGGAAAGAACCACTCAAATGTGCTTGCAAAGGGTACAGGGATCACAAAAGAGGCTGTTCAGGGCATGATTCTTGCATTGCAGAATCAGGTTGACCAGTTTGGAGAGTCAATCATTATCCGTCCGGCGACCATTGTTGTTCCAAGCGGTTATATGTTTGACATGTACACGCTGTTCTTCAGCCCGACAATCAATACAGATGGCAATACACAGGCGGTCAATCCTCTGTACAGGTACAAGGATATGATTACGGTTATAGAAGACCCAACTATCAACGTACTCAGCGGCGGATTTGGAAACGTAATGCCATGGTGGCTCTTGGGTGCAAAGGAAGATACAGACTTTGTAGAAGTTGACTACCTCAACGGTCAGGAAATTCCAACAATCAGAAGAATGGAAGCTCCGGGCTCACTTGGATTTGTTTGGGATATCTACCTTGACTGGGGTATCAGCGTTATGGATTACCGCGGTGCTATTAAGAATCCGGGTATCGAAGTTAAGAACCCTATAGAATTGGCCTAATGAAATCGAAGGGAGGATTTGCAGATGAGTAAGGCAACATACTGGCAGAGAGGTGAAGCTCTCGACTATGTCAATAACACAGACAAAGTCATTGAAGCTAACACAGTAGTAGCGCTCGCAGAGCGTATCGGAATTGCAGGAACAGACATCGCGCCTAATAAGAAGGGAGACCTTCACGTTACAGGCGTTTTTGAATTCAAAAAGACGAGTTCTAATGAAATTCCGGTAGGTACAAGTGTTTACTTCGATGGTGAGGGAATAACAGAGGCAGCGGACAGCAATACGCCTGCAGGATATGCAGCCGAAAATGCCGGTGCTTCTGATACAACCATTTTGGTCAAAATCGGATAGGAGGGGTGGAAATGAAACTGATAGCGACATATCCAATCCTCTATCAGTCCACCCAGTACGAAGTAGGACAAACGCTCCCGACGCACGATACCGTTATGGTACAGGCATGGTTGGATGCAGGAACAGCCGTATGGCAGGAAGACGAAATGTCAAAGCCTGCCAAGGCTAGACCTGTGACGGCTGAGACAGGGCTTGCGGGTGAATCAGCTAACAGCGAGACACCTGAAAACCTTGTCGGCAAAGTTCCAAAGACTCCAGCCAGAAGCAGGGGAGGAAAGAAGAATGGTTAAGCAATCATTCAAGGACATCATAAAGGCTGATGTAAGTCAGGTCTTTATGAATTTGGAGGAATTTTCAGACACCCACAATGTTGACGGAAAAGAAATGCCGGTTATGGTCGATGATAATGAGATCATAGAGCGTGAGAAAAAGATGAAGTCAAATATGGACGGTGTCTATGTAAAGCAGAAACTCATATATGTGAAGGCAGATGACTTCGGAGCACTTCCAGCCGTAGGACGTGGCATCATGTTCGACGGTAAACGTTATATTGTTCTCGAAGCCGTAGATGAAGATGGAATTTATTCTATCACAATGGAGGCGAACAGAACGAAATGAGTGAAAGCGGAAACATTATCGAGGTAGAGGTTGATGAGGCAACTTTCAAAGCCATACAGCTCAAGCTGGGCAATGTTCAGTCAAAAGCTCCAAGGGTATTGAAAAATGCCGTCAACGCGACAGCTCGCGAGGCGAAAAAGAGTCTCGCTGCGAAAGCGCAGCAAACGTATACGATTAAAACTTCCAAGTTTAACAAAAACATAAAAAAGAAGAATGCCACACTTGCAAAGCCTGAGGCACTTCTGAAGATAAGCGGTTCAACGAATACGCTTGAGAGTTTTCAGAATAAGACAAATACCAAACGGCTCGCTGCAAAGGCAAAGGTTAGGACGAATGCAACACTCAAGGAGCTTATAAGTGACAAGGGCGGAAAGGCGTTTAAGGCAGAAATAAAAAATGGCGGAAAAAACCATAAGCTGAAAAACACAAAGCCGCACAATGCAATACTTCAGAGGGTTGGCAATGAGAGGCTTCCATTGAAGGGCTTTTATGGACCGTCCGACCCCGTTATGGTTGGAAGCGAAAAGGTGTACGGTGTACTTAAGCCTGAAATCGAGAAGCTGCTTTACAAAAATATATCCAAACAAATTGACAAAGTGCTGGGAGGCAAGTAATGACAGCGGAAATCCTACAGGAAACACTTGTGGACGAACTAACGAGGATGTTCGAGCACGACTTATTCAAAAATAGCAGCGGGGACTATGTGAAGCTCAATGTTTACGAGCAACAGCTGCCCATCCGCGAGGATGAGGATGCACCCGACCCGATGCCGTACATATTGGTAAGAATTGAAACAGGGGCTATTAAGTCCGGAGATGATCCGCAGGAAGTGCTTGTAACCATGCTGTTCGGGTATTTTGATGATAACTCGGAGAACAATGGTCATAAGGGTGTCCTCGGAATGATACAACGGGTGCATGAACGATTTATGAAAGAGCCGATGCTTGCAAATATGTTTATGTTTGAGAATGATGAACAGCATCCATTCAGCTGGGCGCTGCAGGATGAAGAATCATTCCCGTATTTTTTCGGAGCGGCAAGCATGACATTTAAAACGCCGGCTATCAGAAAGGAGGATAGATTTGCATGAGCAAGAACACAGAAACACAGACCGCCGAAACATCAACGGCAAAGGAAGCAACCATTGCAAAGGTCAGAAATGAGAATGTGGTATACGTTGGTCCTACAATTGCAGGAGTAGCAACGCATAACACAGTATTCAACAATGGACTTCCTCAGAGCTTAAATGAGGCAATTGCAAAAGAGCCTGCATTTAAGAACCTGTTGGTTCCAATCAGCAAACTTGCATCGACATTGAGCGACATCTCAAATAAGAGCGGTGCAGCGTACGTCTTTTATCAGAAGGCAGAAAAATATAAGGCTTAGGAAAGGAGAATATAGCTATGGCTTACAATCATGGAGTCAGGGTGCAGGAACAGGCTACCAGCCTTGTTGCACCAATTACAGGAACAGCCGGATTACAGGTTATATTCGGTACGGCACCGGTAAACCTTGCAGAAGATCCATACGCTGTCACAAATGTACCGGTTATCGCCTACAGTTACGCCGAGGCTGTGTCACAGCTTGGCTACAGCGACGACTTTGCAAGCTACACGCTCTGCCAGAGCATAGATGCTTGTTTCAGGGTATTTAACATTTCACCAATTATCTTAATTAACGTGCTCGACCCTAAGAAGCACAAGAAGTCAAATGAAGATGTCACGGTTGCAGTTGCCGACCTGCAGGCTACGGTGAAGCTTCTCGGTATCCTCTCAGATACTATTACAGTTAAGGCGGGAGAACAGGAACTTGAGGCAGATGTTGACTATGTCGCATCGTTCGATGACGACGGATATCTTGTGATTTCACTTGTTTCAGACGGCAAAGGGGCAGAAGCTAAGGAGCTGACGGTATCGAGCACCAGCATTGACCCTGCGGCGGTGAAGAGTACCGACATTATTGGCGGCTACAATGTCACTACAGGTAAAGAGACAGGTTTGGAGCTCGTAAGACAAATTTATCCAAAGTTCAACATGACACCGGGGCTTCTTCTTGCGCCGGGCTGGTCTCAGGATCCGAATGTCGGCGTTGTACTCGCGGCTAAGTGTGAAGAAATCAACGGCGTATTCAGATGCGAATGCGTACTCGATGTCGATACTACCGAGGCAACAAAGTACACCGACTGCAACGAGTGGAAGAATAAGAACGGCTATACAAATAAGCACGCCGTACTTCTTTGGCCACAGGTTAAGATTGGAACAAAACAGTATGCTTATTCGGCAATGTTTGCAGCTCTTACGGCTTACACAGATGCAAGCAATGATGATGTTCCGAACCTCTCGCCATCAAATAAGCTCATCGGGCTTACAGGAACAGTTCTTGCAGATGGTACAGAGGTAACTCTTGACCAGACGCAGGCTAATCTGCTTAACGGACAGGGCATCATAACGGCTATCAATGTAAACGGATGGAGAAGCTGGGGTAATAATACAGCCGTATATCCTTCAAGCACAGACCCTAAGGATAGATGGTTTAATTGCCGTAGATTCTTCTCTTGGTGGGGTAATTCATTCATTCTGACATACTTCCAGAAAGTTGATGACCCGGCTAATTACAGACTCATTGAGAGCATTGTTGATACAGAGAATATCAGAGGCAATTCATACGTGGCTCAGGATAAGTGTGCCGGTGCAAGAATTGAGTTTCTTGAAGATGAGAATCCGATTACGGACATTATCAACGGAAAGATTCAGTTCCACCAGTACCTTGCGCCATACACACCTGCAGAAGATATTCTCAATGTCCTTGAATTTGACCCAGATATGTTATCTGCGGCGCTTAATGGAGGTGAATAAGAATGGCTACAACAGTAGGAATTCCCGGAGTTATCAATAATTTCAACATGTACTACAAGGGCTATGCTCTTGTGGGCATGACAGGTGAGGTTACGCTTCCTGATTTCGAGGGCATGACTGAGACGCTTAGCGGTCCGGGATTACTTGGAGAAATCGAAGAGGTCATCATAGGGCAGTTTGGAAGTATGGAGCTTGAAATCCCATTCAGGGTACTCGATGAGGATGCGTTTAAGCTTATGTCACCGGAGGATGTTCTTGACCTTACACTCAGAGCTTCTGAACAGTTCACAGTCAAGAATACCGGCAAGGTTGACTATAAGGGAATGAGAGTAGTTGTCAGAGGACGTCAGAAAAAGCTTACAACCGGTGTTGTTAAGCAGGGCGGAACAATGGACTCATCTGTCACGTTGGAACTTACCTACATCATGATAGAGCTTGACGGGACAAAGCGTATTGAGCTCGACAAGATGAATAATGTTTACAAAGTCAATGATGTTGACCTTCTGGCGAAAGTCAGGAAACAGTGCTAGTAATAGCAAGAATTAAAAGGAGGAGCAAAAATTATGGGAAATGCAGAGACAAAAAATGCAGCTACAGAAGCAGTTACCGATGTGACTGATGTAGTAAGTTTGAATGAAGACGGTGAAGTTATCGAAAGCGCGAACGTTGTCGTCTTTAACAAGCCTTATACATTTGAGGGTAAGATGTATGACAAGGTAGATTTGAGAGGGCTTGATAACCTTACGGCGGCGGATATGATTGCAGCCAACAGGATTCTTGATAAAACAGGCTCATTTACATTTTTACCTGAAATGTCGTTGGAGTACGCCTGCATTATTGCAGCAAAGGCTTCAAGTCTTCCTATTGAGTTCTTCAAAGGACTCCATCCAAGAGAAGCGGTCAAGGTTAAAAATCGTGTGACCGCTTTTTTCTACGGAACGGACTGAGACCCTCAGACGGTAACGACCTTCGAAAGCTGATCATTCAACTCTCAATAGTTCTACGGACAGGAATTGATTATTTATCATCCCTGTCCGTCTTTGAATTGAGGGAGATAGCCGAGGAGGTGGCAGACATTGGCAAGCAGCAGCAAAGAGCAAGAACTGGCAATAAAAATAGCAGGCAAGGTTGAGAATTCATTCAAGCAGGCTATGAATGAAAGCGAGAGCGGGCTCGAAAAGTTGGCTAGTGCCGCAAAAAAAGCCGCAGCCGTAGCAGCTGCAGCCTTCGCCGCAGTCAAAATCGGGGATTTTATCAGCGATGCAGTAAGCGAGTATTCAGAATTCGAACAGTCAATGGCGAACACTTCGGCTATAGCCGGAGCAACAAGTGAAGAATATGACCAGCTCGCAGAAGCGGCCAGAGCCGCGGGCAAAGCTACCACATTTACCGCATCCGAGGCAGCTGATGCACTTGGATATATGGCACTCGCAGGCTGGGATGTTCAGACAAGTACGGAAGCCCTGACGCCTGTATTGCAGCTTGCAGAAGCTACTCAGGCAGACCTTGCGACTACCAGCGACCAAGTGACGGACTCCATGAGCGCGATGGGTGTCGGAATAGATGAGCTCAGCAAATATCTTGATGTCATAGTCGCGACAAATAACAATGCGAATACGACTGCAGCGGATTTGATGGATGCATTCATCGGATGTGGTGGCGCAGCCAGAGCTGCAGGCATGGATTATCAGGAGACGGCAACAGCCCTTGGTATATTGGCGAACAATGGTATCAAGGGCAGTGAAGCGGGTACGGCATTGAATTCAATGCTTGTACGAATAAGCACAAAGGATGTGGCGCAGAACGCCTTTAAGGAATTAGGCGTTGCGGTTTACGACAGCTCCGGTGCAATGCGTGATATGCAGGATATCCTTGTGGATACCAGCAAGGCACTGGAAGGCATGACGGATGAACAGAAGAATAGTTATATGTCTGCTATCGCAGGTACGAACTACTATTCACAGTTCGGATATCTTCTTGACGGCGTCAAGGAGGGAGCTGACGGCGCAGCATCGGCTTGGGACAGTTTGTCAGCGTCGCTCGATAACTCCAATGGAGCACTTGAAGCGATGGACGCAACGGTCACTAACACCCTGCAGGGCGCAGTGGCGCGTTTCCAAAGTGCAGTAAGTGATTTAAAAATCACAATGGTGGAGGATTTTGGACCATACGCGATAGAGATTATCGACGGCGTGTCAGAGTCCATTCCGCATATAACGGAAAACTTTTCGAAGATGATAAAGAGTCTGCCGATTGATGACTTTATGAGCATTGTCGGTCAGATGTCTACAGGCTTTTTCGATTTTCTCGACAAAGTTACCAGCGGTGAAAGCGTTATTGACGCGCTCACCGAGGTTGCAAAGAATGATTTTGGCATAGAGCTGCCGGGCAGCGTGCAAACACTTGCGGAAATCATTCAGAATGTATGGAACATATTCAAGGGTATTACCTCGTGGATAACGACGACGGCTACGAATGTAATCCAGAGCCTGAAGAATACTATCGGGGAGCATGAGCCACAATTGCAGGCTATCATGGAGCTCGTGAAGGATTTGCAGGAAAAATTCACGTCAGCGTTCAGTTCTGCCGGAGATTCCGCAGACGGACTGATAAGCGGCGGACTGTCAGGTCTTCTCGGAGTAATCCTTGACATAGTAGGAGCTCTTGCGAATGTAATAGATAAATTCGTGGAATGGGACGGCTTCATTCCGACAGTAACGACACTTGCAGCTGTGATTGGAGGTTTCAAACTTGCAAAGACGGCTGTAGAGGTGGCAAAGGTTACAAAGGCATTAGGGCTTCTTACGGCGGCAAAGGCAAAGGATAAAGCCGAGACGCTGTATCTCAATGCGCTCTACAAAAAAGACGCTATTCTGAAAGCGGCATCTACCGCAAAGACGATAGCTCAAACCGCAGCGGTCAAGGCAGCCACGATAGCGCAGGAAGCAATGAATCTTGTAATGAGCGCAAATCCTATCATGCTCGTAGTGATAGCCATTGCCGCACTTGTGGCAGGGCTTGTGGTGGCTTACAAGAAAAGCGAAAAGTTCAGGAACATAGTTAATGGCGCGTTTGATGCCGTCAAGGCGAAAGCAGAACCGGTTCTGAACGCTATCGCAGATTTCTTTAAGGCAGCATGGGATGTTATCAAGGAAACATGGGACAGCTTCACTCCATACTTCGAACGAATATGGAGTGCGATAAAAACTATCTTTTCAGTTGTCGCGGAATTCTTTGGAAGCATATTTACAGCGGCATGGAATTGGATTAAGAGCGTATGGGATTCTGTATCGCCGTATTTCGCAGCGGCATGGGGATTCATTAAGGCAGTATTCAGCGTTGTTGCAAGTTTCCTCGGCGGCGTTTTCGGCAAGGCTTGGGAAATTATTAAGCAGGTATGGGACGTAGTCGGACAGTATTTTGCAATGTGCTGGGAGAATATCAAATTGATATTCTCGGCCGTCGGTACAGTCCTTGGAGCTTATTTCAAAACCGCGTGGGAGATTATCAAGGCCGTATGGAGTGTAGTGGTTGCGTTCTTTCAGACCATTTGGAATACAATCGCAGGAATCTTCGAGGTCGTGGCAGCTGTGTTGTCAGGTGATTTCTCAGGTGCATGGGAAGCTATTAAGGGAATTTTTGCAGGGTTCGCATCGTTTTTCCAGACGTTATGGGATGCGGTTAAGTCAATCTTTGGTTCGGTTGGCAGCTTTTTCGGAACAGTATTCTCTACGGCGTGGGAAACGATAAAAGGCATCTTTGGAAATGTACAGGCATTCTTTAAGGGTGTTTGGGATTCCATTGTAAGCGTATTTACATCAATCGGAACAGCTGTCGCAGATGCAATCAGCGGGGCTGTTAAGGGTGCAATCAATGCAGTTCTTAGCGGTGCGGCAAAAATCATCAACGGCTTCATAAATGCTATAAATCTTGCAATCAGCGTTATCAACGCTATTCCGGGTGTGAATATCAGCAAGCTGAATCAGCTTGAGGTTCCACAGCTCGCAGAAGGCGCAGTTGTGTCAGACCCAACACTCGCGGTAATAGGTGAGGGTAAGCAGGATGAGGCAGTAGTTCCACTTGATACATTGTGGGATAAGATGAAATCCACGATGATGGGAATACTTGGAGCATCTCAGAGCGGCATAAGCAATGCACTAAATTCTTTGACTGAAAAGATTGGTGCAATGATAGAGGGGTCAAGTCAGACTCCGATAAGTACGCTCGTTCAGACTGTAAGTGGTGGCAATGATGGTCCGCAGCTTGCAGCCGCCGGTGGAGCAAACATCAATTATTCACCTGTGTACAACTTTAACGGCGGTACTCCGACAAAGGACGACCTTGTGGAAGCCGAGCGGATATCACAGGAAGAATTCAACGAAATGATGGAACAGTGGCAGCGTGACAATGACAGGAAGTCGTTTTAAGGGGGTGCAGGCATGAAAAGCACATACACAACAGTTCAGGGAGATACATGGGATATTATTGCAAAGAACGTATACGGATATGAAAAATATGCGGACTTTCTTATGCAGAACAACTGGAATCAGCTTGATTTCATGATATTTCCGGGTGGCATTACGCTAAACACGCCTACGCTCACAAAGAAAGACTCTACAGAGCTGCCAATATGGAGGGATTGATATGGAGCCTAGAAGTGCGACAGCGTCCGTTACTTACAACGGGAGCAACATTGATACAAAGCTCGCAGCCTTCCTGCAGTCATTGAGTTACACAGACGTTGCATCGGGAGAGAGTGACACGCTCTCTCTCGGTATCAACGACCGGGAACGCAAGTGGATAAAGTCATGGTTTCCAACGAAAGGCGATACCATGGAAGCGAGCATATTATTGAACAACTGGGGCGGTGACGGCGATACGCGTATTATGGTGTGCGGATCTTTCGTTATTGACAATTTCAGTTTTTCAGGCACACCGATAAAGCTGAAGCTTGATGCGGTGGCAATACCGGCAGACTCCAGCTTCAAAGAAACACAGCGGACAAAGACGTATGAAAATACGACGCTTGAAAACATCGGTCAGGAAATAGCAGACCGCGCAGGAATATCTCTTTACTATGAAGCACCTGAGGTATCAATCGAAAAGATAGAACAAAGCGAAAAGGACGATTGTTCTTTTTACAACGAACTTGTGAAAACATACGGCTTTGCGATGAAAATATACAAAAGCAAGATAGTCGTATTTAATGAGGCAACGTATGAACAGAGAGGGTCGGTCACTACGCTTACAGAGAGTGACATAGAGCCTAACTGGTCATGGAACACCAAGCTTCAGAAGACCTATACCGGTGCAAAGTACGAGTACACTAATAATGATAAAAATACCACGTTTACAGTAAACGTGGGAGAGGGCGACAGGATTCTGAAAGTCACAGATGCAGCCAGCACGCTCGCAGAAGCCGAACGTATCACCTTGGCAAAGCTTAACGAGGCGAACAAAGATGATACAACAATGAGCCTGACGGTGTCACAGGCTAACCCGTCAATAATAGCGACATCATGTGTAAATATCAAAGGGCTTGGACGAATTGACGGCAAATATTACGCCAATAAAGTCACGTGGTCAGTCGGCGGTGGCGTCCTTAAGCAGAAACTTGATTTGCGCAGGGTATCAGAGCGCTTCACAGAGGTGAACAGTCAGGAAGAAGCCGTTGCGACTGAATCAGAGACCGAGACGAATACGATTACAGAAACATCGGACGGCGCGGATGAGGAAGCAGGTGACGAGGAAGCAGCCGAACCGGCTATCGGAGATACATACACTTTAACGACAACCAAGAAAGGATACTATACAGCTGCAGAAGCCCTTGCGGATAATGCCATCGGCGGGCACCCGACAGGTATTCGCAGACCTGACACGTATTATATATTCAACATATCGCAAGGAATGTATAACCTCACAACCAAAGCAGATGTGCCCGGTTCATGGGTTAATCCAAACTAGGAGGTGGAAGCATGGCAGATGCAACAATCAGACTTGGTAAAATTTCTTCAATCAATTACGAGGCAGGCAAAGCAAGAGTCGTATATGAAGACAGGGACAAGTCAGTAACAAGCGAGCTTCCGTTTCTCGCGTGGCAATATCACATGCCAAAAATAAATGACCTTGTGGTGGTCGCGTGCTTCTCTAATGGTACGGTTGCAGGTGTGATTCTTGGCCCGATATATGGTGCGGCGAATGTTCCACACAAAGGAGCTGAGGGCGTATTCAGGCAGGAAATGAGCAATGTGAAAAATGAGGCTGTTCTTTTCTATGATGAGAAAAAGCGGAAATTGCTCATAAGAGCACCATTGCTTGAGCTTGAAGGCTACGAATATGACGACCAGCCGATTGTGTCAATCGAACAGATAAACGACGCTTTTGCGGATATCGACGATAATAAGCAGAAGATAACAACGCTTTTTGATGACACACAGAAAACCGAGGGTAAGGACAGCCTGCAGAAGCAGATAGACGCCCTTGACCAACGACTCTCGAAAATAGGAGGTTGATAAGATGTCACAGATAGGATGCTTTGGCAGCCTGATAGTCTTTGAGACCAGCGACTACAGGGTGCTCAATTTTAATAATTTCCAACGTACAGTATCGGCGAACTGGGGCACTCATGAACGTGTAGGCTTAAAGCCTCTGAGTGAGTTTCTTGGTGCGAAACTTCAGACGCTGACGTTTACTATGACGCTCGATGCGCAGCTCGGTGTAAGACCAAGAAGAATGATAGCCTCAATCGAGAGCTCAATCGAGAGCGGCGATGTTCAGTACCTCGTTATCGGAGCTGCCAGAGTTGGCAGACACAGGTGGAAGATAACGCAGATGTCGGAGGCGTGGGGTGTTGTAATGAACCGGGGCGAACTTCAAAGAGCAACGGTAAGTCTCACACTTGAAGAATATTTGTAGGAGGTTTGGTTATGACGATAGACCTTAGCAACATTACAGTTGCGTTTGATTATTCGGACGGTGAAGTCGCAGACATAAAAAGATGCCTTGAGTGCCTCTATCAGACACCGGAGGGAACCTGCCCGCTTGATAGAGAGTTCGGATTAAATACGGACTTTGTAGCAATGCCTCTCGATGTAGCAAAGAACCTCTTTACGGTGGAAATTACCGAAAAGACCGAACGCTATGAGCCAAGAGCAACAATAAAAAATATTGATTTCGGAATAGATTCCGACAATGGACAGATGAAAGCGATGGTGACAATAACAAATGTCTGACACAATTCAAAGCGTTATAGACTTGCCGGACGTGTCTTTTATTGGCAACGACACGCTGGATCAGATGAGAACAAGAATGGTTGCAAACTTTGAATCAGAATATGAGAGGCTGACAGGCTTAAAAATCACCCTCTCACCTTCAGATCCTAATAGAATTGCAATCTATGCTCATGCCCTTGAGCTATATCAGATTGAACAGTACATCGACAGGGCGGGCAAACAGGATTTAATTAAATATTCATATGGCGAATTTCTTGATAACCTCGGCGCAAGCAGGGGTGTAGTGAGGCAACAGGCAGCACCTGCGGAAACGGTTCTTAGATTTACATTATCAGAAGCGCGGCCGAATACAGTAGGAATTCCAGCAAAGACAAAGGTTACGAATGGCGATTTACTCTTTTTTGAAACAGAGGGCTACGATGAAATTCCCGCCGGAGAAACCTATGTTGATATACGGGCGGTATGCACTCAAAATGGCGTAGCAGGAAACGACCAGCTGCCGGGGCAGATTAACGTACTATCCGACCTGATACCATACGTCGCAAAGGTTGAGAATATCACAAAGTCAAGCGAGGGCGCAGACCTTGAAACAGATGAGAGCCTTGCAGAGAGAATCTTTCTCGCACCGAGCGGCTACAGCGTAGCCGGTCCCGATGATGCGTATAAGTTCTGGGCAAAAACTTACAATCAGACGGTCGGAGACGTAAAGATAACAAGTCCTAATCCGGTCGAGGTCGAGGTTCGATTTGTTCTTACGAATGGAGAGCTCCCTGACCAACTTATCATAGATGGACTTTCGGAATATCTTCAGGATGAGAACATTCGACCGCTTACGGACAAGGTGACAGTTCTTGCCCCGGAAACAATCAGCTTCGATATTGATGTGACATATTACATCAATAAGAGCGACACAGCAAAAGCAAGCTCAGTTCAGAACGCGGTTACTCAGGCGATAAGTGATTACATAATTTGGCAGACGTACACTATAGGTAGAGATGTAAACCCGTCGGAACTGGTAAAGAGGATAGTCGCAGCCGGCGCAAAAAGGGTTGAAGTGAATTCTCCGGTATTTACGACGGTGCCAGATACGAGCGTCGCACGTCTGACGACTCAGACGGTGACTTATGGAGGGATAGAGAATGATTAAACTCTACGACGGACAGATTACCGATCTTCTTCCTGAGAAGCTCGCGGAAAATACCGACATCAAATGTCTTTCCTACGCAATTCAGAAAGAACACCAGCGTCTGCTGGATTTAGCAGACGGAACGCGTACCATGTCATTTATAGCAGGACTGTCAGAGGAAATACTTGACATTTTGGCTATAGAGCTCAGGGCTCCCTACTATGATGACACATTAGATATATCGGTCAAGCGGGACATCATAGTGAACACACTTAAATGGCACACAAAAGCGGGGACGCCCGCCGCCGTACAGGAATTGGTTGAAATCGTATTCGGAGAAGGCAAGGTCATTGAGTGGTGGAATTTTGAAGATGATGAGAAGACGCCCGGAACATTCGATATTGAAACGAACGCCAAACAGACGGCGGATGAGCTTGACAGATTTGCTTCGATAATACAAAGAGTGAAGAATACGAGGTCACACTTAAGGGCGATAAAGACGCATAGAAGCATTACGGGTACGCTTTACGTCGCAGGTGCTTATACAGCATCAAATCAAGATGTGGTCGGGAACTGGGCAGATAACAGCCACGTTTATGCGGGGTTGAAAAATTACGCTGCAGGCTTTGCGTCACTTCCAAATGATACCGTAATCAACTCGACCAACAGAACCGGTTCGGGCATGGCGGGCGGAATAAGTGGAGGCTGCAGGTTTGTGTCGCTCCCAAGAACGACAATAATAGCTAGGAGTATAGGAGGATAAC